GTCAAACAATACACCTTCTGCTTTATTTTTTCTAATACGTTCTTGTACTTTAGCTATATTCTCTAAACCATCAATGTTATCTTGTAATGTTTCTACGTCTATAACACCAGCTTGTAATAATTGCAAACCAGTTACAATTTTCTGTGGTTCATCAAATCCTGCCATAACACCATAGATACGTCTTGTTCTAAAATCTCCACCTATATCTGCAAGTGGTGCATAGTTTTCTGCAAAAGCAGAACCATTAAAGAAACCTGCCATAGGTTTTTTAGATACACCTTGTGAGTAAGATAAAACTACATCCATTTCTAATCTTTTAGAATCCATTTGTGTAACAGCTGTTTTAATTACATCTCTGTATTCACTAATCATTAAAGACATCGTGCTATTTAATTCTGATAGACCAGCACCAGTCACAAATGAATTAGGACTTTGTGAGTCATCGGTAACAGGGTAACCGCCAACCATTCGCAACTGACGCTCTAATCTATCAATTTGTTGAAATAATTGATATGGTATGTTGTTCATCGGTTTAGAAACCTGCGTACCTGGAGCTAGATAATTTACTGCAAATCTACCTTTTCTGTATTGTCCAGATTCTATCTCTCCTGATATGTTGGTTTCTGTAAATACGCTATCTTCCATAGCGATTGCTGACATAATGTTAATCTTTGCCATCATTGCCATCAAACCTATTACGTGGTCGTATTGACCTTTAAGTTGGTCAAAAGAAACTTTTTTCATAAACACAAATGGTGGTGTAGATAATACGTTTGGTATAAAGTCAAGAATCATATTACGTTCTGGGAATACTACATAAGTACCACCCATGTCATAGTATTCAATAATTCTTACACCAGAGTATGTGTTATCTTCCCAACCTTGTTCTCTGTTATTTTCATAAGACATAAATGGTGTAGCAGTATCTACTTGTGAATCTGTATCGTCATCATCTTGTTTAAGTATTTCTGCAGCAAACTCAGGATAGATTTGTGCAAGTTTATATCTTGGCACACGTCTAATAACAGCCATTTCTCTTGGTTGTTGGTCAGGACCAAAGTTTCCTGGGAATGTATCGTAAGGGTCTCTTAGTTCTGCTGATGGATAAAAGAAACCATTAATGTCTCTTTTAGTTGTTATTACCCAAGCACAAAAACCATAACCAGGTAACCATCTAGATGCTTGTTGTAACTGTGCAAGTAAGTTTTGTTTTTCGTCATAGTTAGAAACAATACGTTCTAATTTTTCTGCACGTATTTTACTTCTCGCAGAATCATTATCATTAGGTACATCTACTCGTACTTGAGGTATACCAGATATTTTTTGTGCAAGTCGGTCAATACCAGACTGCAACATGTTAGGAGCAGGTAGTAAATCAGCATCAGAAGTTTCCATTGTATTACCTAGTAATGCTTTGATACCATCTGCACCACCATTAAGAATTGCTTTTATTCTAGCTTTTTGTACTTGACGTTCTTGAACTAATTTACCTGCAGTAAGTTCTGAAGCGTTTCTAACAATTTCTTGATATGTTTTAGTGTCTAGGTTTTCTATGCCCATGGTGCCTCGTTTGTATCAGTCATCTTATAATCTCCATAACTAGGATTATAGTCTAATCCCATGTCCGCAGTATGTTCTTTTTGCATACGCCTAAAAACTTTCATCGGAAACCAACTAGCCATAACTATATCAGTTTTTTCTTTGTTTCTTTTGGAAACAGGTTTTCCATCAAAGTATAACAGTTGTTGTCGATATTTCTGTACTTTTGCACTACTTTCCCCATCACCAGTAGGTAGATGTATTCTCTTATCTTCAAACAAATCTGCCATGGCACCTACTCCATATAGTGGGTCGTGTTTGTTTTTACCAGTCAAGTGTCCTTGTACTGTTATTCCACTACGTAGTGTAAATTCTTTTATTGCAGCATCTTGACGTATAGCAGTTTGAAACCCATTTTCTTCTACTATCCAATGTCTACAATCATACTTGTGTACCCAATCTGACATTTGGTCTAGTGCAGCTCTAATACCTCCACCTCTTCTATTTTCTAGGTCAACTAAAAATAACTCACCTCGGTATTGGTCTATACCCCATAGTACTGATGCTTGATACCCTGATGATGCAGGGTCAAGTCCAGCTACTAAGTATAAGTTTTTATATACTTGTCCTAGTACTAAGTCAGGTCGCATACATTGGTCAACTATGTTCATAGTAAATATTTGTGTGCCTTCTACGTATGCTTGATTAAAGTACACCATTTCAAATGTCTGCCTACCACCTGTAGATTCAGCAGAGTGTAACCTAGACATTAACCATTTAAAAGAACGTTTGTTAGACCATAACATACAATCAGTATGTTCTTCTTGTAGGTGTTCAGGTATTTCACAATCTAATCTATGTGCTGTTTCTACAATGCTTGTAAAGTTATCTGATTCTAAAAGATGGTTATATAAATCATCAGGATGTTGTCTCGACCCAATAACAATTACAGCTGTATGTTCCTCTTTACGACTTGATAGGGTTGTTGTCCACCATTGTCTAGTAGATTCTCTTGCACCAGGTTGCATAGTAGTTTGGTGGTCCTCGATGTCATCAGCAATTATTATGTCACAGTCACGTGATAGAATCTTTCCACCCTTACCTACAGCTACCATTGTCGGTGACTTAATACCTGCAACAGTTCTTGTGCCTACAGTAAATTGATTCTGTGACCAGTTCTTACCAGAACGGTTATCTGGCTTAAAAGATGTACCTGGTACACAATATGCATCTCTTAGCTCTTCGTTCGTATCAAGCACGTCTAGGACTGCGCTAAGGGCATTCTTAGCTATATCTTCGTTCCCACCTACCCACATGATACGTGTGTTTGGATTCTTGCATATCTGATAAACAGCAAAGTGTATTAACAGTTCTGTCTTTCCATGTCTAGGGGGGCTTAAGATAAGTAACTCTTTACCGTTATCTATACTATCTATAATGTTATTTATCCAGTTAGTATGAAAAGGCGCGGTGTCATACTGCTTACCTAGTTCGGTTCGGAAGTATTTTTGTCGGAAGATAGCGAAATTTTCTAATGCATCTTTTGCGTCAGTAGATAACTCCCAGTCTTCGGCAGCTACTGAGTTTCTAGTATCAATCTTGTAGGCAGCGAGCATGCGACTGACAGTAGCAGAGGTGCAGCCAAGGAGGGAAGCAGCGTGTGCTACCGTCATATCGCCTGTTGCAACTTGGTCAGCTATTCCTTCGCTTACGAAAGCTCGATAATATTGACCTCGCCTAACGCTAGCATAATCGCCCTCGTCAGACTTACGTTCTATATTAATCGGTTTTGATTCAACTTTCTTATTATGTCGTTTATCTTTAGCAAACTGTCTCTTTTGGCACTTAGGGGAACAGAATTTACGTTTTTTACCTGTTAATTTCTTCCTACAACCCTCTGCTATACAGATAACATTGTGTGACATTTCGACCATAAAAAACTATCTTCCTGTAGATGTTTGCGTAGTGCTAATTATATGGTAACATACTCTCAAATACAAACACTAAACACAAGTAATTTGTTACAGGTGAAGGTGCAATCGGGATGCGGAAAGCTGCTGACTGGCAAGACAGTACACTAGAAAGACAAAGGCAGTACCCAAGGACTTATAAACAGGTTTAGTTAGCTTCAATAACACTAATGCCCGCTAACGCCCATACAGACAGGGTTTCCTACAGTATTACCAGCATATCTTTTTAGACTTACGTACTATATGTAGAACATCCAGATTGACATCTGGTAGTCATAGCTTATATATAGTAATAGATTTATAGACAGTACATAAATATTCTACATAGGTAACAGACTGTCCTTCCGACTTTCGGAAGTCAGACAGTCTGACACCATATGTATTTATTTTGTAGAGATATATAGTTCTTTAATGTACCTATACATCTTTATGAATAGAAAGGATTATATGTTATACCTAGAAGACTTATATACATGTACTAAATGTAATATGAATATGTGGAGTGATGAGATACTAGATAACGATTGGTGTAAACATCACATGCCATATAAAGATACTGATGATTATAAGAATCGTAATAAATAAACGTCTTACTCTCCGACTCGCGCGGAGGTCGTAAGACTTACGTTAACTATTATCTATTTAATAAGAAAGGAATAACAATGGATAAATTTACTAATAAGAAACTATGTCGTGTATGTCTATACCCTATCGTATTCAAAAAAGATGCGTATTGGAAACCTGCTAGCAATGGCAAGACATATCCACTTAATATACACTATAAAGATTGTGCGCCAAAAGTATATCTTAATGGCGAAAATGCTTGGGATGTATCAGCACGTGAACTCACACGTATTGATAAGATTAAGCAACTAACACTCTTTAGATAATACTTAAATTACAGCCCCTTCCGAACTTTCGGAGTACGGGGCTGTATTTAATTTTTAATATGAAAGGATATTATGAATGATGAAGAGTATGTAGATGACTACATAATAGAAGATATGTATAGCTAACTTGAAAGGAAGTTATGGATACTAAAACTATAAACTATTGTCACGAATGTGACACCACACACAATGTGGATTATATATTCTTGCAGTACCACTGCTAGTATATATCACTTGTCTGTCCTTCCGACTAACGCGAAGTCGGACAGACAACTGATGTATATAGATAATATATGTCAAGCATAAGCCAATAATAGAAAGGATATACTTATGTCAAAACCAATAGCGTACCCTATGGTATGCGGTATTACAGGTGAACCTATCACCGAGTGGAAAGATGTTACGTTCATCACCACTTACATTAAGGGAGTGAAAGAGACATTCCCAATCCATATCAACAAATGGGCGTTGATGGATTTACATAACGCCAGCCCAACATCTAAGAAGTCACGAGAGGCTTCTGCATCTGAGGTACCTGCCTCGGAGGATGTAGCAGTAGAGGAAGTCGCTGTAAGCGAAGACCTCGAAACTGCACCCTATTAAAACCAAGTAGGTTTTATACTACCTATGTACGTTATGTATGTAGGTAGAATAAAGTCTAAGATAGCAAGAAAGGATGCATGTAAATGGATTAGCTATGTAATAAAGACCCATTAGATAGTAGTGAAAAAGCCCACGTGGTAACGTGGAAGTAGCTACTATCTAGTTTATGATTTAGATTAGGTAGGTTTCAAAGCGATATAAAGTAAGAGCATACACTAGCCACCTACCAAGATAAACTAATATGAAAGGATGACTATATGAGACCAATCACATTTTATTTTATAGTATTAATGATAGCTATGAATATAGCATTCAACTACTAACGAATAAACAAATAGAAAGGAACTATAATGGATATAGTACAGATAAAAAATGCAATGGATATTATGAAAGAATTACTTTCAGAATATCAATACGAAAAGCTAGAGGATATGGTCAACATAGCAGTTGGTACATATCATGACACCCAAGCCATTGAGATACAAACAAAGGACTTGGAGTTTCTAAACATCAAACCAAAAGCATGGGCAGTCGAGGATGTCTTTGAACCAGACGAAGACGACAGCCCATTCTAAATATATTAACTGCCTTGTCTGTCGTATTACTATTACACTACGACAGACAAGACATACAGAAAGGAACAACATGTTAGATAAACTAACTAGAGAACAACTCATTCGTATAATACAGTGGACGTTAGGTGACCTGAATGCCTGGAATAATGACAAGAATGGTGTACTACCAGAGGTTAAACGATTCACTCGTATGTTTGAGGAAGCTATTAAATATCAAGTAACAAAAGCAAATAAAATTATGGAGGAGGAATAATATGGACGATGTAACTAAGGACGCACTACTAGAACTTACTAATACAATAGAAGATTTATCACAGAAACTAGGTATGGTAAGCAGAATACAACTAGCTATTGTAGATAAAGTTGGTGAAGATGACCCTAAATTTCAAGCTAAATTCATGGCTGTTGTTTTAGCTGATGACGAATTTAGAGCTGACTTTACAGAACATGTCAATGCAGATGGTGACGATGATAGCAAAGCATTGATGATGGACTTAAATCAAATGGCTTATGATATAGCAAAGGATATAGATGATGAGTAATAATCAATTAGATGCACTAGAAAAAACAGTAAAAGACTTAGTAGAACTAATGGTTCTTTTACAAAATCAAATATCAGGACACACAGAAATTCTTAAAATATTAACTGATTATCCAGAGGGTGAAGAAGAATAATGTCACAAGTATACGCATACATAGATGAGAATATGAAGTATGATATTAATGTACTTACAGTTTCGTTTACGTACAGTAGCGATACAAGTGCTGACGATGCTATTGCGCAGATAGACCATATGGTATCACTAGTTGATAGTGATTCATCAATAACATTCGAGGCACATGAATATGATTTATATACTATGTCACCTTATAATTCTCTCGTTAACACTGACGAGTGAAACGCAGTAGAACCCGACAGCTGAGAGCTATTGCCCTTGCTTTCTCTGTCGGTTCTACTTACACGCTAACCGACTACGAAAGGAATAACTATGACGCATATACATGCAGACAAAAGAGATACTAAAGAATATACAGTTACAATCGCATATGTTGTAGACGATAGTCACAATGACAAAAGACATATGAATACTATGGAGTCAGATGAACCTATTGTATACAATATAATTGTACCAGCAGAGTCTAATCTACAAGCGATACAACGTGCTATGGAGATAACAACTATCACTAAAGCAGAAGATATGACAGACTTTATACCTGGTCACCCATTGGGAGAAGGTAAAGACAGTCTAACTATAGATGAGATAAGTGCTATACGTGATGAGACACTAGAAAAATATATATTTAGAGATTGGTTATCGTTAGAGCCAACGTCTATACAGTGTCACCTTACAGAAGACGAAGAAAAACTCTTCGACTTAACACAAGTAAACATAGCTAAACTACAGGAATCTATTGGCGCAAGCGCAGAAGATTTCTTAAAGGAGATAGCAGATGATGCCTAAAGATATGAGACCAGCGACTCCACCTGAAAGGTATGTAAATAGAAAAGGTAAACAACCTAGTCTATTGACAGATGAGAAAGTAAAAATACTTTTATCAACACCAGATATGTGGTACATAATAGGTACCTCAGACAATTGGATAAGCGGTGTCAAAGCAAATATAGAGTCAATGACTCAACGTAATATATCTCACCTTGCTACACGTGGTAAGTTCGAGATAGAACAAAGAAAAAATAATACAGGTACCATAGACATTTATTGTAAATGGTTACCTAATGAAGAAGAAATAATATAGAAAGGATAAACAATGGAAAGTGATTGTTGGAAGATGGTAAGTTCAGTACTAGGTAAGTCAAGGCGTGTGTTATTACACGGACCTCCAGGTACTGGTAAGACATACAGTGCAGTGAAAGTAAGCACACCTATGGACATGGATGGTAACCCTAACGTGTACCAAATAACTATGACAGAGGACACAGCCTCTGCAAACTTGGAAGGTTTTTACAAGCCAAGTGCAGACGGTGGTTTCGAATGGCATGATGGTATTGCTATACAAGCATGGCGTAATGGTGGTAGATTGGTTATCAATGAGATAGACCACGCTTCACCAGATGCTATGACGTTCTTGCATGCAATATTAGATGACCAAGACATAGCAATGTTAACACTTAACAATGATACTAAGGAGACAGTTCGACCAGCTGAAGGCTTTCAAGTCGTAGCTACTACGAACAGTCCACCTGAATCATTACCTCTTGCACTGAAGGATAGGTTCCCAGTCAAGATACATGTAGATAGTGTACACCCTAAAGCTATGGCACAATTCCCAGACGAATGGCAAGATGTTATTCGTGATACTACTTTGATAGACGACCCAGAAGAACGCATCTCAGTACGTGCATGGACAGAGTTCTTTGCATTACAAGAGAAAGGTTTCACTGTACAGACTGCAGGTAAGCTAGTATTCGGTGACAAAGCAGAAGAATTAGTAGACGCTATAACACTAAGTGCATCTGATGTCTAAGGCATATCCATATCCTCAGATAGTAACAAATGAGGAGTGGCATGTACTAGAGACAACAGATATAGAACCTGAACCAAGAACAGATAATCTAAACAGACAGATGTATGTACCTATGGATAGGGCATGCAATGTATGTGGTGTCAACCATAGTAGAATGATACGTAGACACGAGCTAGGTCACACAAAATGGTCACCTAAAACAATGGGTAAACTATTGCGAGGTACTAGAAGTGATGCACTTAAAGTATTAGAAAGTGTACGTATTAATTACTTATTAGGTAGAGCATCTTTGCATGTTGATGAGTGGTTAAAATGTGAGATGACAGTAATGGTAGAGGTACAGAAACATATATACGAATCATCTATAGCAGACATAATACTGTATGGTATACAATCATACAGTACACAAAAAGATAAAGGTAAATATGCTAATTATCAAAGTAGTAAACAGTTCGAGTTTGTATATCAAATGTTACGTAATGCTACAGAAGATGAGAATCTTACTGAACTAAGAAGAACAGAGATAAGATTTGCATTAGATATTATTACTAATTTTATTGGTAAGATTACTAATCATAATTATGGTCAGACAATTACATATCGTAAGGTACAAAAAACAGCAGAGCTGTTATCAAAAGTACTTGAAACATTTATGGATAAACCAGAACGTGATGACGTTGTAGCACAACCAGAGTCTGGTGAAGGTGAAAGCGATGAGTCATCTGAAGAATCAGAAACAGAAAATGAATCTGACTCTGTTGAATTAGATACTACTGCATTAGAAAAACGTATGAAACGTAGTCTTATTGATGAGATGAGATACAGTAGTACAACTCATATAGGACACTGGGGTGATATGCAGATACATGAACCACCATTAACAGTCAACTTACAAGGTAGACTTAAAGGTTCTAGAGCATATAGACCAGCTGACTTTGGTTACAATCCCAAGTACATTAATAGATACTGTATAGATAAAAAGATATTTAAACAGAAACAACGTACTCTTGGTGGCACAATACTTATTGATGCATCAGGTTCTATGCAGTTTAATGGTCAAGATATTCTAGATATTATGGAGATATTACCTGCAGTAACTATTGCTATGTACAATGGTTGGTCTAGTAAGGGTCACTTACGTGTCATTGCTAGAAATGGTAGGCGTGTAACAGAAAATTATCTAGATATTCATAGTGGTATGGGTAACGTAGTAGACGGACCAGCATTAGATTGGTTAGCTACTATGCCTTCACGTAGAATATGGGTATCAGATATGCATGTCTTTGGTGCTGGCAATAACTCTAATGGTTTTAACTTACTTAAATATTGTTATGATGTATGTCTCAAATCAAAGATTATAAATCTTAAAGATATAAACGAGGTTAAAGAACATGCATTAAAACTCAGTGTAGTATAGTGGTATGGAATGTAGTAACACGCAAGTGTGCTTAGGTTCCTTTCCCTTAGTAAAGCTACACTCATGTAGAGGAATAGAGTGCAGAGAGAATCTGCAACAGGTTTTACTTCAATAATGACAACAATCAACCCATAGTGAACACCTCTACGCATACCTAAGTCATGTATGCCCGCCCTACACACGTTCGTTACTTCGTGACCATCGGTTGGTCACTCGTAACTCGCGCGTGAGAGCTACGCATACACTTTATATAAAAGCTAACTATATGAAAGGAGATACTATGTGATATTAATTAAACACTCTATGGCTGCAACGTAAGCATGAGTAGATGGCTATAAGCACATCAAAACCGCTGTACTCTAAGACGATGAGTATTAGATAGACCATACTAGGTAATCAATACTATAAGCTAGATGTTACAAACCTGGGAGCATAGGTTAGTAGAATTATGCCCTTGCGTTGCACGATTAGGTGCTTGACTATGAGTTATAAATTAATATAATGAATAGTATGGATATAAATGAAATGCTAGCCGAAGCAGAATCAGGCAAACGTAGTGCGATACTAAGTAGAATCACAAAAGAAGCCATACCATTTTGGCAAGGTTGTGAAGATTTAGTAAAAGCAGGACGACCTATAAAACCATATGTTGTTTCAAGATTATTGAAAGAAAACTTTGGTATAAAGATAAGTGAGAGTGCAGTTCGAAATCACTTTCAGAATATGGCTGACGATGTCAAAGAATAATAACCTAGAAGAGTTATTAGCTGAAGCTGAATCAACCAAAATACAACAGCTTAAAGCTGATAACCTACGTCTATTAAAACAATTAGACAAAGCTAAAAATAAAAAAGCTGATTTGATTGAAGCTTTATTAGAGGCAGTCAATACTAACTTAAGGACGTGGGATAAACCTAAGATACCTAAGCCTAAAATTTCTAAGAAAAATAAAACAGAAGAGATAGCAGTAGCTATATTATCTGATGTACAATTAGCTAAGGTAACCCCAGATTATAGCACCGAAGTAGCTGAGGCACGTGTCATTGAGTACGCTAATAAGATTGTAACCTTGACAAACCTTCAACGACATGCACATACAGTAAAGAAATGTGCAGTGTTAGTAGCTGGTGATATAGTTGAGGGTGAGCTTATCTTCCCTGGACAATCACACTTGATAGACGCAAGTCTATATAACCAAGTAACAGTAGACGGTCCTAGAATATTGACAAAGTTCTTTGACATATTACTTGCTAACTTTGAAGAGGTAGATGTCACATGGGTAATAGGAAACCATGGAAGCTTAGGTGGTAGAGCTAGGAAAGACTACCACCCTGACAGCAACAGCGATAGAATGCTAGGTAAGATTATGTCTATGATATATGACAAAGAGAAACGTATATCATTTGGGATACCAACAGGAGACGAACACTGGTTTGGTATAGCTGACTTAGGTGACAAATGTAGATTCTTTGTATGGCATGGAGATAATGTAAGAGGTCATGGTGGCTTCCCTTGGTATGGTTTTGGTAAGAAACTACTAGGTTGGAAAGCATTAGCATCAGCTAAGTTAATGCCTGACTTTGATTACGCAATAGCTGGACACTTCCATACACCTACAACTATGTACGTAAATGACATACGCTTATGGGTTAATGGCAGTACTGAAAGCTACAACACTTATGCACAAGAGCAGCTTGCTAGCATGGGTAGACCATGTCAGTACTTACTCTTTGCAAAGCCAGGTCAAGGAGTAACAGCTGAATACCTTGTAAATTTAGAAGATGCATGAGTATAATAAGTATATGGCTAACTTAATTGTAGAGTCTAAATGGAAGTTAACGAGTATAGAATACTCTGGACTAGGTGATAGACCCCAGATAATACTTGCTAATGATAAAGGCGATGTAAAGTTAATACCTTTAGAAAGAGGTATAACTAATATCGCTGACCTATTAGACTTGAATACAGAAGAAGAATAGAAACTTCCTTCTGCCTCTGCACTCTTGCAATTCGGCAGAAGAAAGTAAGAAAGGAATGTTATGACAAATAACGTTGACCTGTTGTCCCCATTTCCACAGGAGCTAGTTAAAAAAGCACCTGCTGGTAAGTTTGGAGATTACGTACCACACGCTAATTATGTAGAAAGACTACGTGATAGTGGTGTAACATACTCCTGGAAGTGTAAACCTATATACGGTTATCACGATGGAGAGAAAAGAATAGTCGGTGCCAAAGGTACTATCATCATAGAAGGTATGGGTAGTTACGATGGTTTCGGTGACGTTGATACCTTTAAGCTTGGTAATGCTAAGTTCAATGACGGTAACAACCTTAAAGACGCAGAGTCTGATGCATTTAAACGTGCGTGTATGCGGTTCGGTCTAGGTGTAGAGCTATGGTCTGGTAGTAAACAGACTGAAGAAGAAGCTACATCTAT